CGCGAGCATCCCTTGCTTAGGAGCTCAGAATACGTGTGGAAAGCCATGTCGCATGAAGCCTTTTGCTTCAGGATCAGCAGCTCGTCACCCGTCATCTCCTCCTCGCCACCCTGCTTGTTATTTTGAGATTGAAATCGGAGGTGCTCAGGGAGGTAGAATTCGTCCGGCAGAATCGAGTACCGGGCCGACACCTCATTCACACTGGCCGTCCTGTGGCGCAACCACTGACGAGCCACGAAGATGGGGCACTTTACCCAGAATGTGAATTCAACCATCTCGAACGGGGTATTGTGGCGATGACGCATCAGGTACCGGATGAGACCACGGTCGTCATTCACGGACTTGGTTCCACCAGCATAAGAAACCCGGGCGGCTTGAACAATTGAAGAGTCGGAGCCCATCGAATCGACGAGTTTAATCTGCGCCATTTACTTTAAGAAATACTCTCCTTCTTAAGTACAATGAAGATCCTCTTCTGCATGCCAGGGCGTGAATATTCTCGCGAGTTTCTGCTTTGCTGGAGCGACCTTATGATGCAGTGTGCTAACAAGGGTCACCAGGTTATGATTTCCCAGCAGTACTCGTCTGTCGTGCATTTCGCACGCGCCAAGTGTCTGGGTGGCGATGTTCTCAAGGGCAAGGACCAGAAGCCATTCCAGGGTCAGATGGAGTATGACGTCATGATGTGGATCGACTCGGACATTGTGTTCAAGCCCGATGATATGTTCGCTCTGCTCGAGTCTCCCCACGACGTGACTGCAGGCGTGTATATGATGGAGGACCTGCAGAACCTGGCCACCGTCAAGGAGTGGAACAAGGAGTATTTTGAGAAGAAGGGAACTTTCAAGTTCCTCCGCCCGGATGACATTATCGGGGCATCTCAGTACATGCAGGTGGCTTATACCGGCATGGGCTGGATGGCTATCCGCAAGGGTGTGGTCGAGGACCTGAAGTATCCTTGGTTCCACTCGGATCTGGAGAAGGTGACCGATGACATCATTGATATGAATTCAGAGGATGTTACGTTCTGCAAGGCTCTGTGGGAGGCGGGCCACCCCATCCACATCGACACGAAGATTCGCGTCGGCCACCAGAAGAAGATGATCATCTAAGTCTGACACTGCGCTTTGCAATAACTTGAAGATCCTGGCTGACTACCAACCCATTCCCCACCTCTGAACAACTTGCATGAATTAGCTCCATTATAATTGAAGTGAGTGCATTCTGGATTGTTATTGCAATCTGTTTTGCACTTGTCTAGATTTCCAGATACAGGGCCTATAGTTTTAGCGCCGTACTGTGAATCTCCGAGATAATGAGCTACATTATCCTTTTTAATCCAATTCACTGAAACTCCGGCAGGGGCTGGGGCGGGCGCGGGTGGTGGAGCAGGGGCGGGTGGTGGAGCAGGGGCGGGCGCGGGGGCGGGGGTAGCAGGTGTGGATGACATCATACTAGCCAAACTTGAACAGCAACAACAAAAACATAAGAATAGTACAAACATACCCAAAAGAGCCATGGGATTTTGTTTTGCCTGATCCATTTATAATTTAAACTCGGATTTTAATTCATCTAAGTTGCGGTAATACCGCGCTAGGTCCTTTTTGAACCGCGCATCCTGCTTGGAATTTGTTTTAACCAACCAAGCCAGATTCGCCTTTGAATACTTTGTGCGCGCTTGATTTTCAGTCGGTTTGCGCGGATTCACCTTTTTGACCGTCTTGGGTTTAGCTTCCTCGGCCGTGGGGGTTCTATTGATGAAGCTGAGAGCCTGCATGACGGTGTCTGCGAGGTCATCCTTCTTCTTGTGCGAATCGAAATGCGGCCTCCAGTCGTGATTTACAGCCGTGTCCTCGAGGAACTTGCGCGCGCGTTCTATGCTGGTCTTCTTGCGTTGAGCATACTTGGCTTTCCCGGCTCCAGCCACGTCTGGAATCTTGTGCCGGGCGTCGTAGATGATAACCTCGCACCCGGGGTTCTTCACGAGCATGTACGTGTGCAGAAGGTTCTCGACCGATTTCATGCTGCGATTACGGTCTGGCTGCTTCTCAATAAGAATCGTTGTGGCTTCTAGAATCCAAGGACGATCGTTCAAGTGGGCGACGAGACACGGGAACAGACCGTCGGCGTGTTTTGGAGGAACCCCTGAAACATCCCATTTGTTAATTCTTTTATTTTTTGGATCTATTAAGCACATTGCAAGGTTCTTAATTCCGCAGTCAATACTTAAAAGCATATCTAATTTTAAAGGTAGATTAATCTTTAATGGGCGAACTCATCTGTTGGTGGTGCGTCCATAGTCTTCCACAACATCCATGTCTTCACTTGCCCATCAGGTACGACTCCCTGCGCAAGCGCTACACAACCTTCGGTAACTTTTGCTCGTGGGAGTGCTGCAAGGCGTACGCCATCGACATGAATACGTCCAGATCGGGGGAGATCCAGAGTTATCTGGCCCTTATGCGGTTACAGACGTACGGTAAGTACATGCCTCTATTTGCAGCTCCAAAGAGAATTGCTCTCAAGGTGTTTGGCGGGACAATGACCATTGAAGAATTTAGGGCGTGCTTTGGAACAACCCCACCTTCCGTAGAATTCCCTAATCAGGTTCAGCTTCAGCAAAAAGTAGGTGCCGTGTCGGGTGCCCCTGTGATTTCAGATTCAAATTCAAAATCTAAATTGAAGGCAATTGACGACTCTTCAGGATTGTCTGAATCACTGAAATTGAAACGTGATAAACCACTTGCACGATCTAAATCCAAGTTAGAGAGTGCGTTAGGAATTACACGCAAGTCAAAATGATGGGTTGGCTCGTGGCTCGTTGCATTACACGGCATATTGAAGCCCCGCTTGAGGCCCGGTCTAAACCGGCTAAACGCGAGCGCTTTTTCTGGGCGTCTGAAACTGAACAGGGTATTTGGCGTGTTCAGTTTGAGGCGGATAAATATGGGGTGAGTCCTGTTTTTAATAACATCAAGGCTGATACGTGTTGGGAGGCGGTTGAATCTGTCCGTCCGCTTACTTGGAGCGCTGAGTAACGCTTGTTGAGGCTGATGACGACACGGATGCGGTTGGCGTCGAGGTGGAGGCGGTGACGCTCGCTGACGGCTCTGCGCTCACCTTGGTGGTCGTGATGGACTGGGGCCCGGATGACATGGTGGCCGATGCTGGTGTCATTCCTGATGGCGCTGCTGATTCCTGTGCAGCACCATTCTCCATTGGCGTGGGTGCCGGACCTGCCGTTGGTGGGTTGGACTGAACCATGTTGCCGGAGTGCTCGGGCACTGCTGGTGGATCGCTAGTGGGCTTCAGTGGCTTGGCTGGGTCCATAACGGAAGGCTTGGAAGCCAGACCCACACCGACGAGAGCCTTGGCGTCCTCTGGCTCGATGGGGGCACCGTGATCAACCTGGGACTGGATGCTAAATCCAGATCGAATTGGACGAGATGCATCCACCATAAAGACGGTCGTGAAGGCGACGATCAGAGCCATAACCAGGGTTGCGGCAGTCTTGGCGATCTTCATTATATTATGCACAGGTAAAATTTTAGTGCCAGCCCATGCAGTATCTCTGCTTCTGGGTCGGGTTTGATTTTGGTATATTTGGATCGGTACTTTTGTACCATATGTAATTCACATGAGCTCTCCACTGAATTGAATTTCGATCCAAAATTTTTCGACAAATTACACATGGAAAAGATGACCCTGGGAGCCCGTCTTTTCTCTGCCTGAAAACAATAAGGTCTCCGTATTTTCTGTGAAACCAGCGTGCCACGTGGCGCACACCCTCACGGCGGGCTTGTGCAGTTATCATTTTAATCATCTTTCTCTCGGCGCAGCAATGGCAGTCGTTATTGACCACATACGGGACACTGGCGGGTTGCCCCGCAAAAAACCATTGGATACATCTTGCAGAGTTAGGGCTTGGAGTCCTTAAGTGCCTTTGAGAAAAATTAGGTTTTGTGCGCGGGGCCTATGCCAGAACCTAATCTCGGATACCAACAAACAAAATGGCTGAGCACGCTCTCAAGCAGTACGCCCGCTCTCAGTTCGCGCACCTGTTCGACTCGGCCGTTACAGTGCGTAACGCCGAGCGCAGTCTGTACAACTGGACTGTTCGGGAGACTCGCTGGGCCCGTGGGAGCCATATGGGCACTATGAAGGAGCCGGAGAGCGCCAAGGCTCTCGAGAACCGACTGGCGGAGGAGGCGTCGTGGGAGTGCTCGAGCTTCCGCTGGCGCTACAAAATGAAGCTCGTAAATCTGCTCGCTGAGCTGAAGCGCGCACCAATGGCCGGACTCACCTTGGCTGTCGATAATGGGCAGGTGCGCGTAAAAATAAATGAAACTCCTCAGCTGGTGCATCGGCTGCAGACCAAAGAGCTCGACGTGAAGAAACTCGCCAACTACAACGCCGTGCAGCTCTGGCCAGGCGGCCCGTGCGCCAAGGCCGAGTTCGCTCTCAAGGCTAAGGACCTCGCGATGGAGGCGGCCAAGGCGAAGGAGGAGGACTACGAGGGACAGTTCAAGTGCGGCAAGTGCAAGAGCACCAAGACGACCTACTACCAGATGCAGACGCGCAGCGCAGACGAGCCGATGACCACCTACGTCACTTGCAAGGGATGCGGGAACCGCTGGAAGTGCTAATGCGTTAATATAGATAAACAATTTTTACCAATAAACTTCAATGAGTCTCGTGCGCGTCTGGACAGACGTAGGCGCCAAGAAACCCGTTGCTCTCCTTGCGAAAATCGTAGAGAAGGATGGGGTCATTCTCACCATCAGATATCTCACAGAGGGCAAGGACAGGGTATGGCGCTACGAGGACGAAGTCTATGAAGTCGATGATGACTCTATCGCCGAGTTCTTAGGCACTGATCAGGAGGCTGAAATAGGGTTCTCTGAATTCGGCGATGGCTTCGTCAAGACCGATTCAGACGATGATTACGAGCCCACTGATTCAGACGCCTCTTCAGAGTCGTCAATAGAAGATGAGGAAGAGGACGAGGAAAACGAGGATGAATTTGAAGATGAGGAAGAGGACGAGGAAGAGGAGGAAGAAAATGTTGAGGAATATTAAATGAAACTTTCAAAGAATACTATCCTCATTATTCTAGCTCTTTTCCTGTTTTGGCTCCTTGTCCTCAAACCACGTGATTCTGGGTACGGGGGCTGCTGCGCTGCGTAAATAAACTTAAAAAGAAAGAATCATGTTCTTTAAATGTCGAGCAGTGCTTCTTTTCTCAAGGGTTTTGATCCAGCGAACAAGGATCACGTCATGTGGTTCAAGAAGATGACGGACTTGGCCGAGACCATGGCCAATCCAGACCAGGCCATCTCGCTCAACTCCGAGATAAACTTGAACCCAATGAAAGTAAAGTTGGAGCAGAAGGATACGCTTGATTGGTTCCACATTCACTTTTGTTTGTGCGCCGCATACGCCAAGGCTGTTCTGAAGGGGAAGGCGTGGTTGCCTCAGTAAGGCCCGTCGTCAGGGTCGTTATTCACTGGTAAAAGCTCCTCAAATCGAGCTCGATAAAAATCTAGGTCAGAGACTTCAAATTTGTAAAGTTCCCCCGAAAAATTATACCCTGTCTTGCTGTTCTTGTAGTTATCGACCGATAGTAAATCTAGTACATTTCGAGCACACTCCACTTTTAGATCCTCTAAATCCCATTTCTGTACGAATAAGCGGCTCAATACTTCACTCTTTCCCGGTTCGGGTAAAAATAACGGCTCACCATTTTTAGTATCAGGCATCTCGCCATTCTGATTATAATAAGTCTCGATCATTCTCCCTATTAAAATTGCATTATTAATGTTTTTGAATCCAACTAGACACGTCTTGTCATTTTGACTGACTTTTATTGCAAATGCATTATTTTTGTTCGATTGAATTGTGTAGTACGTTTTCTTGCGCCGATCTGTCGGGACGGTCTTCTTCGCGGGGCGGGAAGGAGGAGGGTTGATTGTGAGCATTTAATTTGCTTAATAAGGCCCTAGAAACTTTAAGTGGGGTTGTGACGAAAAAAGGTTTTGTGGTCGGCCCCCTCTGGCCGCCTATAAAAACTTCCACCTAAACAACAGAGCCAGAAACATGGAGTGTGCCGTTTGCTATGGTGACAACGCCCGCTGCAAGCTGACCTGCGGACACAGCTTCTGCCACGGTTGCGTCAAGACGTGGTACCAGAAGGGCACAGGCGAGGGTTGCCCTATGTGCCGGGCTCCTATTTACTTTAAGGGTTTCTATAAGATTCGCGAGCAGTGGGCTGACGAGTCTTATGAGACTCGGACAAATGAGATCTTCAATGAGGCTCTCGACCAGGCCATTGAGGATGAGCTAAAGCAAGACCGCGAGCTCAAGGAGGTTTTCGGGGAGGATTTTGAGTCTGACCCTCTGCACATGAGCGACCTCGGGCACATTGAGGAAACCTTCAAGTACCTCAAGTTCGAGGACATGCACCACGATGACATCGACTACATCCTGAATGAGACCGACGACTACTACTCGACACGCGGCAACAACAAGAAGAACCAGGGCCGCGAGAAGCCGCGCAGCCCGCCGCCGCCCAAGAGCCGGAGAGCATTCAAGCCGCAGCCGCTGCGCAACCGCGGACAAATTGGTTTCCGGTGATCTAATAATGATAGATGCCCACTTCCCTACTCTTGTCTATCACGTGTCCATCCCAACCCTAGTAGATAATGAAGCTCTACTCTCACTTGCGCTTGAAACTGAAAAAAATGTTGAAAAGGTTAAATTTTGGGACTCGAACGTATATACGTCTCTAGATGCGATAGATTTACGTGCAAACCCCTTTATATGCGAACTTTTAACCGTCTCAAAAACACACGTGTTGCATTTTATGAATTATCTGAAAATATCACGAGTAAAAGAAATAGTATGCGCTTCAGTTTGGGTAAATGTTTATAACAAGGGAGATTATCAGGAAATACACAGTCACGTTAATCACCACTTTAGTGCAGTTTATTATGTCAAAGTACCAGAAAACTCGGGATCACTTATATTCACTGCACCAAACTACCTTACAACTTCCCTTCCACCCAATGTCCAAGATGGGTCGCCTCTCCAAGACTCGGCTACATACACTCCACAGGAATTTGAACTGTTTATTTTTCCGTCACTAGCACCCCACAGGGTCACGAGAAATATGGCGGATGATAAGCGCGTATCAATAGCCATGAATTTTAATATTATATTTACAGGATGAATAGAGGTCAGATAATATCAGAAGAGGAGAGAATAGAAATCCTAAACTGGGTCCTACAAAACAAGTCAAAATTTACAGAACTATCTAATTCACGGTTGAATAAACGCGTCACTGATGATGATCACCAATTAATATCCGAAATTAAGAAGAGAATTATAGACAAAGAGAGATTGCAGGGATTCCCATTGGAGCCCAAACTTGGCGATTTTATAGGCATCGTTGAACCTGGTGGGAAAATACCTTATCATAAAGACCCCAATAATGGGTGTCTTATTCATGTCAGGTTTAACGTGTTTATCCAGTTGCCTAAGAAGGGTTGTATGACGTATTACAACTATATACCTATTCAAGCCCAAGAGGGTTGTTATGTCAAGTCAGTGTCAGGGAAGGATGTACATTTTTCAGATGTGAATGAAGACACTATTCCTCGGATTGTTCTCTCTTATGGATTTTTATGTTGAAATTGATGACTATTCTCATATTGTGTTCTCTCGGGTAAGCTCCAGCATGTCTGCAATTCTTGAACAAAATAAATCGACCCTTTTTTGGATCAATCTTTTGGAGCTCGTTATAGCATGGACTATTAGTGAATAATCTAGTAGGTCCATCAGAGTCATTTACATAGTAAATTAGGACGTGAAAATCCTTATCATCACCGTCCTCTGTATAGGTATCCCAGTGTGGTCTAGTATATACCTCTTCTTTCCCTTTGAATTTTGTAATCAAATTAGTTCTCACTCTGAGAAGCTCTGAAATTTTGTACCCAGATTTATTCTGAAATTCATCTAGAATTTTCAACGTAAATCTGTGCACAGGAGACATGGCCCCAATGGACTTTATATAGGACACTATAGTGAATGTAGGAAAGTCATCGAATACGAAACGGTCCGTACTTTTAGGATTGAATTTGGTAACTGTATTTTGGTTCAAATTCCATTTAATTTCATATGAAGTAAAATATTCTTCAATTTCAGTTGTAAATTCTTTTGACAAAAGACCATCCAGTACCTTTGCCATTTTTGTTTTAAAATTCATAGTCTTTATTATGGTGACACTTACCCGCAGATGGCCTAACAGATATTTCAGTGGTCTTTCCCGGAGACTTCAGTTGGTGCGTGAGAAGGAGCTTCTCCGTCGGCGTTCTAATTTACATCCAAAATTGGGTCGTTCAAATTTGGGAGTAAAAAAGAGGAAGAGTCACTGGACAGGTTTATTCCACAAGACCTATCCTGGACTCAAGTTTAATAAGGTGGCGATCTCGCGTCGGACCCGCATACCCGTGTCGGTCCTCAACACGGTCTATGATAGGGGTATGAAGGCGTGGAAGACCGGGGGGTCCAGACCGGGGGCCACCGCTCAGCAGTGGGCCATAGCCCGTCTTTACAAGTTTGTCCTCGTCAGCAAGAAGAAAGCTCCCAAGGCGTGGTACGCCAAGCGGGCAGACCCCAATCAGGATCTCCGGCGGTTTCCGTGAATATGCATGCCGTACAGGGCTCTTATGGCCCCCTCCTCAGATTGCCGGTTTCTCCGGTTTCCGTGACCGTTCGCCACATTAGCCTGCTGATTGAGTTGTCTGGCTATTGGTTCCAAGATTTCTCTGTTATACACGTATCTGTTGCGCCCAGTGAGAGACCTTCCCAACTCGATCATATACCGCCATACAATTCTAGTCGTACGAAGATTGGCGGTTCTCAGTCTGTTGAGGAATATTTGTCTAATGCTATTCATTAATTTTAGTTGAGAATTAATTAGTATGGAATACCTCCTGAATGCAAGAAGAAGGTGCCCGCTATGATCATACCCAGACCAGCGTACTGAATCCAGCCATTCAATTTCTCTCCAAAAATAAAAATGGCTGCGAGGGTCTCTATGAGCCCTGAAATTCCGTCCCACATGCCATTCACGTAAGCCACGTTACCCACGCGCAGACTCTTGATGAGGAAAAAGATGACACCTGCATACCCAGCTAGACCCTTGCCAAAGTCGAGTAGCCCACCACCGCGGGCAAAGTCCTTGAATGCAAAGTCACCGAAAATCTCAGCTATTGTTGCTGATAAAATATTTATCGTGCTCATCCTACTGTTATTTAGATAAAAGATTTGAGTTTAATATATATAATGAATTCAGTTGATCTCAAAAACTACCCTGAAACTCCTGTAATTAACATTATACATTCTATAGGCCAGATAGGTGAAAATATAGTTGGTCTGGATCTAGGTACAGGCGACGGTACAAATTTGCTGGCCATTCTTCACAACTGCCCAAACATAAAGACAATCCATGGAGTAGATTCTTATAAGCCTAAAACCGACTATCTGAAGATACCTTATGACGGTACTATTATTAATAACTCTAGTGATTTTGATGCTGAACTAATGAAGAATGTATCACTCACTAGACAGAAGTATGCTGTGAAAAGCGACAGAATAGTTTTTCACGAGAAGAACTCTGTTGATGCGCTGTCTGATTTTGAAGACAAATCTCTTGATTTTATATTTGTGAATTC